AGCATTTCCAGTCTGTTCCCGATTAATGTGCTTTACTATCCCGCTTAATTACAGTGTTGGCCAGCTAGGAACTTATGTGCCCATTAGAACATAATACACTTGCGCCTTCGGAGTCTTTTAGACTCCTTCGGCCGTCATTTTACTGACGGACTTTAAAATACGAAAGGCACTTTTAACCATATGCTGCGATACTAGTCATATATGTTCACTTGTAGATACATTAGGTACCAGTATCCCCAAAACTGGCTTATTAAGTTAAGCTAGTTCTAACTCCATGAAGTTACCAAATCCTGATTTCAATGAACAAGTTGAACCAAAAGTTCTACAACTATTATGAAAAGCTAATAAACTTTCATTTAATAGTTGATATACCTAATGATATCAGACAACAATTAGTGGATTTCATATGTCTCCTTTCCCCAGCTACCAAGTATATGATTATAGATAGATTTGAACCAGGTAAGCCTAGGATAGTTAATAAGCGCAGAGTAGTATTACCTCACTCTGCGGATTTAGCAGAATTGGCAGAGCACATTGGAGGGTTGCCTAATATTAATATTAAGCAGCCGATTATAAATAGCGATCCGCTAAGTATTATAAAAGCATTTAAGTTAATAGAACGTACATTACTTACAAAAGTTGTACCTACTACTAACGAATGGAAATCTTTAGAACTAGGTGTATATCAAGAACAGCTAATTCAGGCCGCGAATAGCCTATCAACACTGCTATTAAGCATTCGTGCGCTTGGTCCTAGGCATGCAAAACTTACATTGACATTGCTAATGACTATCATTGCGATATATAGAGCATTCAAGGTAAAAGCAAAAGCTGAAGAATCCACAATAGTTACTCCTTATAACGGTCGTACTCCTATTCAGGAGGTTATGAATACCTACTTCTCAGACACATCCATAGATGCATTCTTAGATAAATTTTTAGATAAGAAGAAACTTGGTAACTTTGATTCTCTATTTATATACTCTGGTAATGCTTCATCTCCAAACGGAGGTCATTCTAGTTTAAAATATCTAGCCGACACTGCTGCCGTAATTAATGATCCAAAACTGTATAACGCAATAATAGGTCTAGCAGGACAATTTAAGTTCGGCAAAGCCTTTATCAAAATTGTAGAAATATTAAAAGTGAATATATATGACCCGGAATATATAAAAGACAAAATACATTCCAGATTAGTAACATTTACAGCACCTGGGGGGAAGGCCCGGATCATTGCAGTAGCCGACTGGTTATCACAAACCGCCTTATCGGCGATCCACAAAACCCAATATAAGTTACTACAAATGATACCGTCCGACAGAACTTATGACCATAAAGCAGGTATGAATTTATTCATAACTTCTGCTGAATGTTATCATTCAATCGACCTATCCGCAGCTACTGACCGAATGCCACGCCATCTACAACAACGGTTAATCGAGCGTATCTTTACCAGATTGGGCCTGGATGGCCTGGCAATAGGTAAGTATTGGGCGGATATAGTAGATCGAGAGTACTCTACAAAGAATTCATCCCTTGAGAAGATATCTCCAACTCTCCGTTACGCAGTTGGACAAGGCATGGGTCTTTTTAGTAGTTGGTCATCCATGGCTCTCGTGCATCATTACATCGTTAATCAAATATGCGGCTGCCCGTTCGAAAATTATGTATTGGTAGGTGATGACCTACTCATGCGTAACTCGGAAAGCCAATTCACACAATATATAGATCTTATGGATCAAATAGGTGTTCGAGTTAACTTGTCCAAAACAGTAATTTCGACGCAACAACCTCACTCAGCTGAGTTTGCTAGGAATTTTGTTATCGATGGGCATAGAATACATCTTCTGCCCACCGGTTCCATTTTAGCTTGGCTAGAT